ATCACACTTACCATACCAATCAATCCATGTACGATTTAGACCAATGTCCATGTGGTCTACAATATCCTTCTTAAAATTCTTATATTCTTTATTGCCATTAAGGATAATGAATTGAAACTTAACACCTTTGTAAATTACACCTAGAAGTTTTACAATCTCAAGGTCAACACCAAATGTGTAATTACCAATCTCCACATCTTGGTAGGTTTCCAATTCACCTGACTTACAACCGAATACTACTTTTGCAATTTGATTGCTAAGACGTCCTGAAGTTGCAATGCAATTACTGCGCATATACAGATCAATATCATTAGCTAGTTTACCTTCATCCCAATTGCGTGGAGCACCACCAGCAACAATTGCTTCATTATCAATCATGTACTTAACTTTACTGAGCACTTCAAATACGATTTCTTGTTGTTCTTTAATATTCATTTTTAATCTCCTAAGTTTATTAAAACCTAATTCAGACTTTTCCAAGTGTTTTTATCAAGACCATAATCGCATAGCATAATCAGTTTGTCAACATCTTTTGTTCCCTTTGTGATAATTTCATTCTTTTCAAACGCTTTAATCCAAGAGCAATTAGGTTTAATCTTTCCATTAAAAATAACAGTTTGATAGCCAGTTAACTTGTTTAGGGGGTTTCGGATTGTCTTGACAAAAGAACTAAAAGGCTTCTTCTGACTAAATGTATCAAATCCTAGAATATCTAGCATCTGAACTAGGATCTCAAAAGGAACTCGTCCTGATGAATTCTGGTGTTGTTTCCAAATGGATGTTTCTTTTAGCACATTAATATCAATTGAACCAAAAACAGCTTCGTTAATTAGACTCATAAATTATCACCTCTTATTAATTTAATTACTCATTATTTATAAATCTGCTGGATTTTGTTATTCTTTCTTCTCTCCAGCAGATGTTCTTATATTAGTTTATCCTGCTTCAGTTGTCTAGTAATTTTTGTCTGTGTTGAATCCAACCCATGAAATTTCCCGACCATAGTTTATAATTTTTATCAACATGAGTGATCCCACTCTCCCATGAAAGAGGGTCATAAGTGTTTATAAAACTTCCACCTGGACAATATGTAATTGTCTTTTTCATTGGGGTTGCTTGATGTTCAGTTGGAGAAAGATGCGCATGGTCTGTATTCAGCCCTAGTTTCTCATAAATATCCATTGCTTTTTCATAACTATTATCAATGTTTCGATAACTCACTTGAGCACAGCATGATGTTGAGATAGCAAGTGCTTCTTCTAATGTTAAATACTTTTCATGATTATTTTCAAAAGTAACATATACAATTGAACCATCTCCGCTTGGAAATTCCCAGTGCTCTACATATGGTGTATGCCATTCTCCTGCTTTCAAAACTTCAGGCACAGATTCATCCATTGCTTTCTTCATGCACTTAGCAAGTTCTTGGATCTCTGGTTGTGCATCAGGAGCAAGACGAAGTTTAAAGAAATTATCAAACTCTGTTGAGGTTAACACTGTCTTCATTCGTTGCCATGGCTCAAGAAGACGATTAACAATCTGTTTGTGATAACCAGAGTTAGCAAATTCTTGTGCAAAACGGGATGCTGATAGTGCCGCTAAACCCCACCACTCAAAATTTTTGTAATCGTTGATAGAATTAAAACACTCCTCCTTGGCAGACATACCAGATTGGTTCTTTCCCCAAAATACAGGCATGGATGAATTATTTAGAACTTGTTCAATTTGCTTTTGAACAGGAATTGCCCTGCTGCTCATGGCATTGCGTGAAAATTGTCTGTGTGTCATGATCTCGCCGTGAATGAATCGTGGATACTCTAGTTCAAATGTGGTAATTCGCTTCCCAGTTTCACTGATGCTATCTGCAACAACTCGTGCAACAATCCCCTCTTTTCCTTCAACAACTGATTTATATTTAAAATTGTTCAAATTAATCTCCTTGTTTATTATATGAATAATATTTTACAAACTCTTTAGCTTCACTCTTAATCTTTAAGAACTCTTCAGATGTAATCACATCTTTATTGTTGATACTCATAGTGCCTCTTTGGGTTATTTTGACTTTATTGCAAGGTACTGAAGTTGTGGATAACAACTTTTCGAATTCTAGCATACCTTTGGTCATAAAGACAACTCTCAAAGTGTTCATTACCGAATTGATAATTTTCATGTCCACATCTCCTATTGACCCTTCTTTGTTTTAACATAATATTCATTCTTTCCAAGACCAAAGATATTATAAACTTTAAGTGATAATAGTTTATCACACATATCTTCAATCGGTCTAAGTTCCCCTACTTTAGTTCCATCCCTTTTAAAGATTTCAAGAACAACATATTGTTTATATTTCATTTTCTTTCCTTTATAAAATATCTTCTAAATACTGACCTATAGCATACCAATCTGAAGTCTCTAAGTCAATAGAACATTTAAGTTCTTCATCTTGTGTATAAGGTGTTGCATATTTAATTTTAACCACTTCCGGTTGATCTGCGAATTGAGATAGGAACCCATTTCTATCCTCTATAATTACATCTCCACTTACAGCCCATTTTTCCCTTGTTGCTAAAAAGGCAAAATTCCCTTTTGGTAGTTTGTGCTTAAAATACTCCTCTAGCATCATATACTTACTTTTCTGGTGGAATTGTTTGCAATAACTAACGAATACAATTTTATTCTTTAATCCAAGTTTCGTCAATACTTCTATAGCACCTGTATAAGGTTTAAATCGTTGATAAAGATTAGGATCTTGCCAAAAGTTCCATGCCTCCTTTTTAGGGATATCCGGATAGTACTTAGTTAAATCATATTCAATTTCCATGTCTTTATTAACATCCCACGGGAATTGTTCATATGGGAATTTGGTTGCATTTTGCAACCAATCTAACCACCCACCTTTATTCGTGACAACATCAATTAATGTTAGATCAACATCTACGATAATATTCATTAAATGCCCACCTTTTCCCCAATAACGCTTTTTGCGTACATATCAACATGAAATTTAGCCGAATCATAATTTCTGTAGTGCATATTAATCAATGCTGTCTGAATAAGTAGATCATCATTAAACTCACAAATCAAATCTTCATATTCTGCTATTAATTCCTCATCAACGCATTCTAATGGATAGTTGACATCAACATAATCAAACAAGGCTTCTTCTAAACAAATACAATGATAGGCTTTCTGTAGATTGGTTTTCTTATCTCCCTTCTCTCGTGTAATGTATTTTGCCAACTTGCAGAAGGCGGGTGTCCCGCCAATCTTATAAGTTAATTCAATTGGTTGAATCTTTTGTATTTTATAATGATTCCCATCAATTTGGGTATCTAGTGCTGACATATCTTCTCCTTATTAATATTCTTTTGAGTTAGTCAGTAAATTATCACGCTTTTCTTTAGAAAGCAAATTCTTTCTTCCACGGTAGGATTTCCCACAATCTTGGCAAACATAACCTTGAAACTTACTAACATCAGTATAAACATAACCATTTGTAACAATATTGTGTGAACCACAGTTGCACATAAATTTATCTTCTTTTGTATAAAGACTGAAATTAGGAAGGCGATCAGACCACGGAGACAACTTCTTGTATAATTCTTCAAGTGAAATCACGTCATCTTTGTTGTATACTTCCATTTCTTCCCATGCTTCCATATTACCATTAAGACACTCTTTCCACAACTCGAACCCTGGGAACTTAGAATGCTTCGACTTCTTTGTATCCGAACAAAGAGCATCTGTCATGTATTCTAATTTATTAGATGTAAACCCAAAGGTTGATTTAGCAATAATTAATGTATCAATATGTTTTACCGGTGAAAATGGTTTAAGTCCATTAATAATCATACGGGATTTAATTTTTGGAATATCAAACTTCTTTCCGTTTTGTGTAATAACAATATCAGCCTCATCCAACAGCGCCCACAGATCTAGAAGTAGGTTAGTATCATTTGTAATATCTTCTTGATATCGCTGATCATTGTAGAAAACTTCTTCACTGCCTAACCACTTAGCGGAATACGAAAGAAGATGCCAATCCAGATTAATTTGATTTAGCCCGATATTTTCCTTAAATAGGCGCCAAACTGAAGCCAGCACAGGTGACGTTTCTATGTCAAGTAAAAGTACTCTTGGACCTTCTTGTGTGTCATCTAATGTATTACCCTCTTTAAGATACTTAGCATACCAATGATTAACTGTGCTCTTGCTTCCAAGCCCAAGTTCCTTAGCAATCTTCCTAGATCCCTTCCCTTCTTGTTTGCATTGGACAATATAGTTGATGCAATTGTCGTAAGTCAGGCTTGTTGCAGTTGTTGTTTGATTTGTATTATTTGAATTCTGTTCAGACATTATTTATTCCTTATAAAAGTTAATCAAAGTTTTAAAAGCGTTTATAATCTCAATATCTTGTTCTGTTGCATCCATCACTTCAACTAGGTGTCCATAATCTCCTTCTGTATACCAAACACCCTCTTGAATAAAATCTCCCTTCATCTTTTTAAAATCATTACACAACTCTCTTAGGAAATGTTCTGGAACAATATCAACTTCTTTTCGTTCTTGCACTGTTACTGTATATCTCATTTATCCCCCTTATTTGCTACCAAGATATGTCCAAAAGAACTCCATCGAATCCTTCAACCATGTTAGTAGTATTGGCAGTATTCTCATTTAATTTATAACCTAATTTTTTGAGTTCTTCATAAACT